TTATGAAGGAAACCAAGAACCATTCTTTTGTTTAAATCTTGTAGTCCAGATGGGCAGAATGTAATAGAATCTACTGCCATCTTTACACCTTGGGACAGTGACATATCGCCAACTGGTCCCAGTACACCACCTTTATAAAATCCTTTTGGGTTGTAAAGATAGTAATCAACAAACGTTCCGTATTCATACTCAAGCGCAGTGCCTTTAATTGCTGCTTGTGCTAGAGAGTCTTTCGGTTTGTTGTCAATTTTTTGACGGACCTTCTTGATCTTCATCGGATCAATATAACGAAGTTCCGTAATACCTTTCTTGGGATTATCTAGATCGATAACCTTATGGTAGAATAGTCTACCATCAATATACCAAGTTCTAACAATCTCGTGTGCGCGATTGTCAAAGTTCAGCAAACGTTTGATGTACTCAAACTCATTACGAATTTTAGTTTTCACTCCAGCACCAACATCTAGATTGTCTAGATTGATTTCGACAGGAGTATCGTGTGCATCACTAACGATGAACTCGTTCACAACTTCGTCAACAGCACTATCCACCTCAGGGTGAATTGCCATATCGCGATAACGACGAATCATCTCAAACTCATTGCGAGCTTGATTATCCGTATCTACATACGTTCCATAATACCCACCAGCGGCAACCGCGATAGGTTCATCAGCAGAAGGAGGGACAGGGGATTGCCCCTTCTGCCCCTCCTTTCTGTTAATCTGGAAGCCAAATAGTTGACTCATGATTTAAAAGTATAGTTGAGCGTTCAACTATTTATCAGACTACGCCAATGCCAGAAACACCATCTCTAGTTCCTGCCTCAGCAGTGAAGTAGGAATACTGCCACTCAACAGTGAATTCTTCAATCTGATCGTTGCTGTCATAAGCAAGATCGATAGGAGAAACGTTGGTTGGGAAGCAATACTTGAGGGTGTATCTTCTGAGGATTGAACCCTCAGTAGAAGAATCCTTCTCTAATTGATCTACCTTAAGATCTGCCATGTAACCAGAAGTGGTTGATGGAGTAAAGAGAGGTGAAGTGTTTGCTTCGTGGGTGTTGATGTTGTTTGCCCACTCTTCAAAGAAGGAGCGTAGTTTGAAGTCCTTATCATTGAAGAAGGTAGCGGTCCAAGTATCGAAGGTACGATCACCAGCGATCTTGACTGTTCTACCACGGAAAGGAACTTCGATGACACCCAAGTTTGAACCTGGGAGTGCAGCAGACTTACAAAGAATATTTGTAAGATTTAGATCCTCACCCTGCTTTGATAGAGCATCTGGGAATTGAACATCTACCAAGAACATATTGGGCTTGACGCCCTGTCCGATAGTCTGTAAGAAATTTGAAACGTTTGACAGTGCCATTGTTGTTTACCTCGTAATTTTTTCTCTATAACTAATTATCATCTACCGATGACTTCAGTGAACGAAACGCCAGTTCTTGTAGCAGTAACAGTAACTGTTACGAAGTTGATGGAGCGTGTGGGCTTGAGGTACAGTTCAGCAACAAACTCATTTCTGTCAATAACTTCAGGAGTGTTGTTGCTCTCATCGCAAACAACTAGGAAGTCAACAACACCTCTACGTGCCTGAACCTCAGAAAGGTAAGAAGACATAGAAGCAGCAAAACCTCCACGAGTTACGCTGTCATTTTGCTCAAAGAGTACGCCCTCAGCAAGTCCTCTTGCTCTCTTCTCAACATTGAGGAAGAGACGGCGAACATTGATTCTGTCGAATGCGCTAGGTGAAGCAAGACCAGTCTTGTCTCCAAATAGAACAGGACCAGAACCAGGAAGTGAAACGATTGGGTTGATTCTACTGGTGTAGAGATCGTCGCGCTGTGCCTTGTTAGGATTGAACGCTAGTTTTACAACATTCTGGAGACCACCACGATTTAGACCAGCAGGTGAGAACCAGTCATCGAGGATAGAAGAAGTTGAAACACAGAGACCAGCAACATCACCATTACAACCAACATAACGATACTTATCATTGAAGCGATCATAAGTATACTTAACACCACTGTCTAGAACAACATAGGAAGAAGATCCGATGTTATCAAAGAAAGAAATGGTATTAGCAAGTTGCTGTGCTGGAGTTAGAGCAGCACCACCAGAGGTTGCTACTTGAGCACCAGTCCATGGTGAGATGAAAGCAACACAATCCTTTCTGCTATTAGCAACAGCAGCAACAGCGCCTGCCTTAGCGATTGTATCAGTTTCATCAGCAGCGTCACCACCCATAAGAACAAAGTCGATGGTGGTTTCTTCTGTGTCTAGGAATAGGTCATATGCTGCTTGGATTTCGCCAGCAGTGTATGCGTAGTCATCAGCACCACCAGATAGAGCACCACCTGCGGTAGGTAGAATTCTTGCGAGTTCTAATGGTGAACCAGAAGTAGCACCGTAAGATGCTGCAGCAGCACCAGGATCTTCACCAGCGGTCGTTACTTCAGCTGAAGTAAGACCTTGACCAGCGTAGATATAGCGTGAATACTCATTAACATAATCTTTCCAATATGCTGAAGCACCTTCAGGTGTCTTAGCATCAGATAGTTTCGAGAGATATGTCATTCTCTCAACAACTGTATTAGTTGCGGTGTCGATTACAGCAACGTGTACTTCGTCGAATGAAAGGAAACGCTCTGAAGCAAAAGCAGATGTTCCAGGACGTGGAGCGATTGCTTTATAGGTTAGACCAGTTGAAGCAATTGCTTGTGAGTTGTAGTCCCAAGCAGTAGCGGTATCGCCAGAAGCAGGGGTAGGAACAGCAGAACCTTTGATAATTTCAAAAGTATTTGCGTCAGTTACCTTAACGACTTCGTGGGTTACAGAAGCGTCATCGGTGTATGTTCCACCAACTGCTAGACCATGACCAGTTTTGCTGATTACATAGTCAGCACCACGGTCTACAATGACAACACGAAGATTGTTGCCATCAGCACCAGCATCGCGAGCAAGGAATTTCTCAGTAGAAACTCCAGCATCGAAAGCATCCGTGTCACCGACAAGAACACCCGAACCAGATAGTGTAGCGTTTAGTACGCCAGAAGCAGCACGAACTACTGCTAATTGTCCGCCATAGCGGAGGAATTCGGAAGCAACCAACCAATCGCCAGCGTTAGCCTCGGATGGTGTACCGAACGTATCGATTAGTTCTCTTTCAGAACCGATATTTACAATTTTGCCTACGGGTCCTTTGCGGAAGGAAGAAGCAACAGCACCACGAATAGCGGTAGCTCCTACAACAACAGCATTGGAAAAATCACGTTCTCTAATAACAACACCAGGCGAGACTTGACTTGCCATGTTTTTACCTCTAGATATCAAATTTATCTAAAAGTATTTAGATTTTTGACTCTTTCAGAAGTGGTGAACAATGCATGAACTACCAATCTGGATACCCCCAATCAGTAAAAGGATCCTTTTTCTTTCTACTATCTAGAACTCTTTTGACAGTACACTCCTTACATTCATAAGCATATGCTGACGGATGTCCTTTCTTCGTTTTTCGCGTTAGATAAAAATCAGATATCAGATCCTTCTTTACACCGCATGTCCTGCATACTCTTTCTTTGAAAAGAAGATGTTCCAGACTGAACTGATCCCCAATATCCATCAGTAGTTCCACATATAACCGACTTCTTCTTGCTTGTCTCCATATTCCCACAGAGTGCCGTCTGCATCAATGAAGGTATCGTCACCCATACCATCATCAATAAACCCAAAAGGAGCCATGTCCTGTTCGATTTGATTTCGTTGTTCTTCATAAATTCTCCTACGGATGTCCTGGTCGGTCATCTCTTTAAAGTATTCTTGCATGACTAACCACGCAAATAATACCATACACATTACAAGGTCGTCATGGTATCCTTCATCTGCTTCCCATGCTTGTTTCTTTTGTACAAACGTGGTAAGTTCTTGGAAGATCTGGAAGTCATTAAACAACAACTTGTCTTCCTCAACAATTGCTTTAAGATTAGCGCAACCAATCTTCTTAACTGTCACACTCATCTTGACACCGAGTTGTGTCTTGTTACCAGAGAATCCTTGTCCAACAATCTGACCAGCACGTCCTCTCATAGCACACATGAGAACGTTAGGATACTCTAGATCGTAGTTAAGAGTAGCAGCAATACTGTCACCGATATCATTTACTTCTACTAATACATATGGATTATTATATTCTTTACAAACTTGAAAAATTACTGAGGGAAACAGTACAGGTTTAATCTCATTATTTCTGTACTTCGCAACAATTTTATACGGGACAGTGGTGATATCAAACACGATGAAAGCAGAATAGTCG